GAATAAAAACGTCAATCCTACCAGCCTTAATTGCTCCTCCTGTATCTGCTGCTACAGCTTCCCCATACCCCGGAACATATACTTTTGAACCGAGCGGAATTACAGATGGGTCAACAGCTATAACTTTCTGACCGGGGTTAGCTTTTAGGTCTAATCCAGTCGCTGTAACTCCTGAGCAGCCCTGACAATCTGCTGTATACGCTGTTGCTGTAACAGTTATTGTCTTCGAGTTTGGTGCTGCTATTGGCGTTTGTGTTGGCTTTGCCGGGGTACCCTTAAGTATGCCAAGCAATTTAATGTTTTGCTCCGCTGAACCTGAATAAGGAACGATGTTATACTTTAAGGCTATCTTTTTACGATTAGCAAAGCTAGGGTCCTGTCCAATACTTACCATGTAATCTACAATGCTGCTATTTGTATTGACCGTTGCAGCTGACGCTGAGCCTACATGACTGCCAGCAATTACAGCCAAAGCTACAGCACATGCTGAGATAGCTTTTCTAATTCTCATCCAATCTTCCTTTCTTTTAAGAGGTACTACTAATGTAGCACAACATTGTAGAAAAAGGGGGATTGTTACCAAACTGTAATGGAAAAGAAATGGAAAAGAAACAAAAAAGGAAGCCGTTTACAGGCTTCCTATACTCTAAGGCTAACCCCATTGTTGGCTAAAAAATTGATTACACTTTCATATATCCTTTGTTTGTTATAATAATAAGGTACTCTTAATAGTTCGGTATCTTTATTATTTTTAACATAGTCATCTTTTATTTTATCGTTTACTTTTTGCTTGTTAAAACCGTCAACACCACCAAACGCTTCTATTGGTACAAAGTGTTGAATACCGTCATATTCAATAAACAATTTTTTATTAGCATGTACACAAAAATCAAAATGGTATGTAGTATTATTTATTTTTACTGGGTATTGCTGTGTCATCTTACAGTCTATTAGGATTTCCTCCAATAAAGACTTTATAGCAATTTCCCCTTTACTTGTTCTACACTTACTACACCTCTTACCTTCTTTAAATAAACCGTATGTCGTTGAGTATTCATGCCCTTTTGGGCATCTAACTATAATAGGAGACCTGTTAGATTTATATTCCCCTTTGATAAACTCAAAGCCCTCTTTACGCATGTTTTCTTTAATAATGCTTAAATCAACTCTCATTTTTTCTGCTTTACATTCAGGGCATCTTCTTCCTTTTCTAAAATTCTGATAGTTTACTTTATAGGGTTCGTGTCCTTTGTCACATCTAACAATTAAGGCTTTAGGCTTAGACTTCACACCTTCAATAATATCAATTAAAGTATACCCCGCTTCCTCTACTATTTGTTTAACATATTGTTTATCAAGTCTCTTTGACTCATTTCGTTTAATAATAGCGCATTCCGGACAACGTTTCCCTGATTTAAAGTTAGTAAACCGTACACTGTATTCATGTCCCTTGTCACACTTAACAATTATAGGTGCTTTTGCGTTTATGTATTCTGTACTAACAAGACTATATCCTTGTTTTTCAATAAAGTCTCTAACCTCTTCCAATGAGTGTCGTTTAGACATAAATACCTCCCCTTTCATAACTATATTATAGCATAAAAAAAAAGACCTTATAAAAAGGTCTTTTTTTTGTTAGGCTGTAGCCGAACGTACATTTGCAGATGTTAAGAAGTAGAAACGAGCTTGTTCACTGGCAATCTCGCCTACCCGGACATCTTCATTGTAGGTATCAATCGAGCCGTAAATACCGTCCCTTTCGGGATACTTTAACACTGGTAGAACCAGTCGGACTAGACTATATCTTCAAGTTAGTAAAACATACTAACTTGCAGCACATTTCGATTTAAGGGGTTCTCACCCACTTGCTTAGATTTTAAGCAAGCCCTACTCCTATTGTGGGTCACCACCACCAATGGGATAGTCGTTGAACGTTCCTCTACGTGAGAGGCTTCGCTGCGGATTTCCCAATCCTTTTCTTTTTTACCCTACCTAAGTGATTAGCTCAGCCCTTATCTGTGTCACCACGATAAGTTGGTAGAAAAGGCTCTAAGGGAGTCCCCGTCAGTTAGTGCTGTTTAACGTGAGCAAGTTTACCCACGATAGGCTACGATAACTTCTTGTGTATAGTTATCGTATAATACAATGTCCATAATGTCCATTTTAAGAACCTCTTCACCGAGAGCTGCAAAACCGAGAGCAGCAAGGTTTTCCTTTTTCATACGGAAACGTTCTACGGTTACAGAGCCCTCATAACGAAGGTAAACGTGTTCTTGAGGCATGATAGAACCAATCTGGTAAACTCCGGTTGTCCCAAAGGAACGCTCTGCGGAGATTGATTGGGCACGGGCAATAGGCACGTTCTTAATCATAAAGTATACAGTGTTTGCGGACTGTACTGTTTGGTTAGTTACACTTGCCACAGATATTCACTCCTGTCATTTATTTTAGTAGGGGGAGGGTACTAAGCCCCCACCCCTAATATAGTGCCTTAGGCTGTTAAATTATCATCTTGGTAGTTGATGTAGACGTTGATATAGTCTAATCCTTGTGTAGGCTGCACAGTCATGTTGATACGAGCTGTGTTACCTGTGATAACAACTTGAACGTCATCCGGGTTGTAATCTACGATTAAGCCATCAGCGTTTTTCTGTTGATCAAGGAAGGACTCAACACGGTTTTTAAGGATTGAAGCAGAAGTGCTACCAATTCTTGTACCGATAAACTCAGCGTCTAAGATGGACCGTAACTCAGTTGTTAAGAAATCAGAAACTTCTCCAAGAGATATACGGTTTTGTACTGGCTCTGTTGATACGTTGTAAGTAGTTGGGTCACTTACTACACGGTAGAAGGAGTTCTGACGAGTACGTACAAATTCGACCATGATAACCCCAGAAGCGTCTAACTGGTCTAACTGGTCACCAGTGAACTTAAGATCAAGCCCATCAATGTTCAGGTGTTTGTAAGTTAATGGTTCGCCTACTGGGAGACCTGAAGCAACCCCACCAATGAGAGCGGCTAACATGTAAGCCGGGAAGTTATATACCCGTCCATCAGACATTCTGCGTGTACCAGAGTTACCTACTAAGGAAACACGGGCATTACGAAGGTTCATCTGACGAGCTTTTAATTGGTCAATCGGTTCTTTGAAACCGCCGCCTACGAAACCACGGAGGTGGTTACCATTGTTGGACTCATCACGTAAGAACTGAGAAAGTTCACCATGAATTGCAGTATCCGAAGTCAACGGAACGATGAAGTAAGCACCAAGGTCTGCGGCTAAAGCAAAGATGTCCGCCCATGAAGTAGGAGCCGGGTTCGTTTCAGCACCAGTCAGATTTGTTAAAGCAATACTTTCTGGCATTTCTTTAGAACGGTCAACTGTTACAGTGATGTATTTATCACCAACAGTTTGGTTGATGAGGTCTGCACCTACAGCTTTAACAGTTGCCGGAGCAGTTTTACACTCTAATTCAGCCAGTGCGTCTAAATATTCAGTGTATACATTGTGCTGACCGCCGAGAGTATTCATTTTAGCTTCAAAGTCTGGCAGGTTGTTAATATCGTTTACCAGCACGTTTACATCATGGTAAAGACCTTCACCTAAGTTGTAGGAACGAACAACCGTAGCAGTATCTTTGTCTGCACCAGATTTAAGATTCAGTGTAGTTGCTAAATGAGAAGTAGCGTCAACTACAACCTCTACAGAAGCGTAAGCGTCTGCTCCTTTGTATTGAACCGTGAAGATGTTACCAATATTGTCATAGGTGGCTTGATAGCTTTCCTGTGTGAAGTACACATTCAAAGTCTTAGCACCTGTTAAAACGTCATCTAAGTATTCAATTTGAATACCATTAGCGTCTGCTCCGTACAATTTAGAGGTGAAAGTTAATGCACCGCTGCTAAAAGTACCTTGAGTTGCTTCATCAGTACGAATAGCGAAAATTTTACCTGCACCTTGAACTGTTGGAGATGGGTTCCAAGCCATTTCGATAGCGTCTAAAAGTTCACCGCCACGGAATATATCTCTCGCCTGAGCAAAGTTTGCAAGCTCAATAGGTGTCTTAGGTTGTCCACCGTTAGCGGAGCCAATCAAAACCAGTGGCTTTTCACTTGTTACGTTAGCGACTCCTAAAGAACTAGCATCAAGAAATACTGCTGTTCTTGGTCGTTGGTTATTATAACCGTAAGAAGTTGCCATAATCTGTTATCTTCCTTTCTTGTTAGATATTATTTTAAGTTTAAGTACTGCTTAAGCTCATCAACAAACACCTGTACGTCCCGTTGATACTGCCTTCCATTCATCCGGGCTTTAAATCCTGCAACCTGCATAGAGTTTAAATTGTACAGTTGCCTTG